ATGGCAACTTGTCAAACAAATAATCAGATGCGTTATATGCGCCGTACAATGCCCGACACCTCCTGCCCGTGTCACGAAACAGTTCCTATGAACGGATGTCCGAATACCCGGGACTTTTTCCCTGCAAATATGCCGATTGCAATGGCATATGTTCCATGGCAAAAATGGCAGAACATTTATGAACCGTGCCGCGCTCTTAAAAACGGAACGATCTTTGAGGAATTAAATAAACCATTCTCAGGGAAAGGAGCCTGCTGCCGATGAAAAACTATCCTTATTCTAACTCAAACTGTTCTGTCACAAATAATAATACTCAAGACTGTTCTTTAAATAACGCTTCAATGAAAAATATGCATCGTTCTATGAACCGAAACCAGCTTATGGAGCATATCAACCAGGTTAGTTTTGCTGTTGACGAAGTAAAACTTTATCTCGATACGCATCCTTGCGACAGCGAAGCGCTTGCGTATTTTCATGAAATGAGCGCCCACCGCAACGACGCTTTAAAACAATATGCTTCTGCCTACGGACCACTGACTGTCGACACAGCCGATTATTCCTGTGCCGAACGATGGAACTGGATCAATGAACCGTGGCCATGGCAGGAAGGAGGATGCTGATTTATGTGGAATTATGAAAAACGTCTTCAATATCCGGTAAAAATCACACAAACCAATCCTAAAATTGCAAAGATCATCATCAGTCAATTCGGAGGTCCCGACGGAGAACTGGCCGCATCTATGCGCTATCTCTCTCAAAGATATACTATGCCGTATAAGGAAGTAACAGGAACGCTAACCGATATAGGAACAGAAGAACTCGCTCGTAGAAGATGAAGCTAATTAAATAATGATAAGATGATGCAATATTTCTCCCCGGAGCTGATACTCCGGGGAATATTTTTAATATAACTGGAATTTATCAAGCGCAATGCCGAAACATCCGGCATATCCGTCCTGCCCGTTTCCTACTTCATTGTCGAATTGCCACGGATAGTAACCGCCGCCAATCGGAGCAACTCTGTACTGCGCTTTTTGATAACCATATTTTGCAACAATATCCGCCGGAGTATCATAATATACCTCTACGGCATCGATCACAGCTCCCGGATATCCAGCATAGCCGTTGTTTGCGTCAGACCAGTTACATCCGGTTACGTAAGGTAACCATCCCTTGCCCTTTACATGCACGCGGTATTTTACAGTACCTTTATTAACCTTTATCGCGATACCGGCGATTGTACGACCCGGAAGTCCTGCAAAATCAGACAGGTTATTCACAAAGGGCAGGATTGTTCCGTCGGTCAACATAACGCCATAAGTAAACACAATGCCGGGATCACCGGATGCTGCACTGCTTCCGCCTCCACTGACAACCGGAGCATCCGGCAACTTGTCCATTCCCATATACTCACGGATTTTATTAATAAAATATGTTTTACAGCCAGATGTGCCCCCATGAATCTCTACAGATCTGTGCGGGCACGCTGTCGCGAATACCTCCTTGTGCAGCCGGATTGTATTCGTGTTTGGAACGATACCGTACTGCTTACACTTCTGCGCCGCCAACTTCAACGCATTCTCTTCATTTTTCTTAAAGATTTCCAAATCCCCCATACTCTGACAGACCTCGATCGAATAATAGTTCCGGTTTCCGTCTGTCTGCCCGCAGTGCCATGCTGCGTAGGCATCATCTTCCGCATACAAGATCCCGTCACTAGCTACATAAGCGTGAGCAAATCCGTTTTCTAACGGATGCGTTTGCAGCCATTTTCTGTAAAACGCTGCATTTGCATTTTGTGATCCTGCATCGTTGTGAATAAAAATTCCTCTCGGATTTCCACCTCTAAGTCCTGCTACTCCTCTACAAATACTCATGTTCTTCTCCTTTCTTCCGGCATTTGCACCGGCGCAAAAGAGGACGATCACTCGCCCTCTGAATCTCCATCTTTATTTACGACCTTGTCTGCAACCTCTAAACCTTTAATCAATATAATCGGCACGTTAAATCCAGCTTCTACGAAATTTTCCAAAATCGAGCGAATCTCATTTATAAGCAAGCTGGCCAGTACGAACCATCCAAGCAATGTAGTGATCCCTAAATCTACACCGATCGCCTTACCGATCTCGATAAAGATTGCCGATGCCCCAAACGCAACCATAATCATAAGCCAGTACCCCAACTTCTTAAAGACGCCTTTCCAGCCTCTGACAGAGTTTTCTTTGTTGGCCATCTTGCTCTTCATCCACCCGGTTATCCAGTCTGCTACATTAAGTAGCAAAAAGGCTGCAAATAAGATCCAGTGCTCTCCTAATATGTAGGACAACACCGCCACAATCGCTCCTGCAATCGCATTGTATCCGTCAATAATTGCTTCTGCATAATTCATTTTCATATTCCTCACTTTCCTTTCTCGTTATGCAACTTCTTTCCAGAGACTCTCGGATCCAACTGCACCCGGTTCCCACACATTGCTGTCTACAAGAGACTCCCACGTTTTCCCTTTATGTGTTACCCTATCACCTTTTTTGTATGGGTTTGTGCTGTTTGGCTGCTCCCACGGCAATACTTTTCCGTCTGGATCTGTGAGTACCTTAGCGTATAAGCTTGAGGCAGTGTCCGGTGTCCAGTCCGCTTGTGATGTGTGATTTTGCAACACTTTATACAAGATATTATTGTAACGTAAATATTTTCCTGTTTTATACGCCACACCTTCTCCACTCCACGCATCATATAAATCCGACACTTTAAGCGCTTGCTCATCATTCGTAATCTCTTCTGCGGACATTTTGGCCATTGTAAACACTGACGTGTAAGTGTCAGGGAGATTTCCGCCGCCGTTTTCAATCTCTTCTTTTACTTTTTTCAGTTCTTCCGCCTGCTGCCTTGTCGTTTCTTCCAGGCTTTCAAGTCGTTCGTCTGTGTCCGCTTCAGTTTGTCGCATTTCCACCTCAAACACTCCGCCAGTTTCTTCTTTGATGTACTTAAACTGCGTGTAATTTTCATACGCGGCTATCTGTTGCTGATTTTCAAAGTAAGTCATTCTTTGCGTTGCAAACGTGTCACCAAAAAGCGCCTTTAGTGATTCCGTCGTCACAAGGATCATTCTGATGTGCAGCACGCCGTCTGATTCCGTGACGGACTGTACTTCGATCTGTCTGCTGTCGTTAAATACTATTTTTTTCATGGTTTTTCTCCTTTTTTTATTTTTTTGGGTATTTATATGGATATTTCCGTCCTTCCGCTTGCGCGATCCCGGCGTATCTGTGCGGGTACTTTCCCGGGTATCGTTTTGCATTACTGTACGTCTCTTCTATCGTGATTTCGATTTCAAGTTCTCCTCCGGCTGCTGCCGGATTCGGCTCGATTCTGACGTCTGTAACCTGTATCAAGTCCGGCAGCCTCCTTCCTATTCATCTGTTGCCTCGACAGTGATTGTGATTTCTTCACCTACTCCGACCGGGTTCGGCGCAATTTCGATGCTGATTACCACCGGAGCTTCCGGGTCGTACGTTACTTCTCTTGTAACTGTGGTTACTTTTCCGGCCAAGCTTGTTGCTGTGATTAAGATTACATTTTCGCCCGGTGACAATGATACCTGTTTACTAAATTGTCCTGTGCCGTCAAGCGTTACTGCGCCCTGATCCGTGTTTCCCACTTTAATTGTCACCCTGCAGTCCGGGCTTGTTTTACCGGATACGGTGATCTGCTTTTCGTTTGTGATTAACGTTTCCGGTGGGCTTGTAATGTTTAATGTCGGAGCGATCGTGTCTACTGTAAATGATGCTGTCTTTTCGATCGCTGCGTTGTCGTCGTTATCTGATGCATTAACCTTGACTGTATGTGCTCCATTTTGTATTGTCGCCGTGTAGCTGCATTTGTATCCGCTTTCGATCGGTACTTTTGTGATGCCCTCTTTGATTTCTGCACCGGAGTCAATTTTTGCAGAGATACTATTTTCGTTTACTCCTGATTCTGCATCTGTTACGGTAAATTCCACCTTCACACTGTTGCTCCCGAGGTATGCGCCTTGTGCCGGTGATGTGATCGTAATAACCGGTGCTTCCGTTTCTTTTACTCGTAACATCATTTTGTCTCCGAATGTCGGATCGTCTTTGTTAATTGTCTTCACGTTCCCGGCTACATCTGTGATTTTTAACTGAGTCTCATATTTATGATCTTTTTCGCTCCACGATGTTTTCCCGGGGGCGTTGATCTTTTTTCTATAGGTCCTCCCGCTGTCGAGCGGGATCTGGTGTACTTGCCCATTTAGGTAGTACTCTACTTTTTGTATAGCCATTTTATTTTCCTTTCTTTGATCTATTTGGATAATACATATTTGTTACAATTACAGGCTCACCATGATAAAAAGACGCTCACGCCCACGGATCTGGGCGTAAGAGCAGGAGTGTGGAAAGCCATAGCAAGCAACTCGTATAAAATCGGTAAAACGGTGCATCTAAACATAGAAATCTATACAACTGCCACAATAGTTGCAAACAACGTGTACGACAATGTTTTTTCGATACCGCCACAGTATCGCCCATTAAATGACACTGTTGTAAATGTAGTGGCATCAGACGGAACGTATAAAAACCCAGTCGCTTGTACATCTTTAGCGAAGGAAAACGGTAATCTGCTTGTCTGCATCCCAAAAGCTACAAATAATTATCTTTTTATCGATGCGGAGTGGGAATGCGGTTAATCTTTCAGGATTTTAGTCGGATTTTTTTATATACTCCATAACTACGATTGCGGAATATGGCGTTGATGTTTGGCTTGTATAAATCATTATTTTTTCATCATTCGCCTGTAGTGACATTGCAACGTTCCCGCTTTTGACACTGGGGCAAGGCAGACCGATGGTAAAACGGCTATCAAGATTTGTATTTCGCGCCGATCCATATAGATGTATCACACGATCGATATTTTCCACGCCATGAGGCATAGTGGTTTCCGTCGCGTTTGGCTTGATATTGCCTACCATAATAACTTTTCGGTATAAGTTACGACCATCAATCCACTTGCCGATAACTTGCTCGTCTCTTGAGTATTCGTACCCCGCTAATTTTACCTGCAACTCCGACAAATATGTATTTAACATAGGGATTGTCGGGACGCTCTCGAACATTTTTTCTACTTTTGTGATGCTTAACCCTTCAATTACCACTCGATAGAGCGGCATTTCCCTGATTTTTCCCGATTCGTAGAGGTTGTTTTGTGTCAGCGTCGGATCCGTTGCCGACCCGGTTGTGGATGCGCCCTGTTTGACCTCTAATGTGTAGGTGTCGATGCCACCTGTTCCCGTAGTGATGAATTTTGCTATGATGATGTCGTTTCGGTTTCTGCCGGATTGCTCGTTGACAATCTCACAGTCAATATAATCTCCGTACGGGATGCGGGCAAAATGTCCGCCTACTACGATAACTCCGTCTTTTACTCGTACTTTGTTGTTACTGATCACCTGACTTTCACATTGCTGGCCGATCATCATGACCCCATCTGATCCGACAATGCTCTGATAAATCGCTGCGTCGTCTTCCGCGTAAATATGTGCCTCCGCCGCTGGGTCGGTATTGATTGTAATTCCTTTCAGTTCTCCCATCTAGTCATCTCCTTTTACTTTATATTCTGTTGTTGTTTTTCCGTTTTTTGTTTTTATGATTTTTCTAACGATCGGCTTTTGTAGTCTCGTTCCTGTAATTTCTTCATATCCGCCGACGATGTCGCCGATTTCCAAGTCGATCCCTTCTACGTTTACGTCGATGCTTTTATAGTTTTGCAGCTCTTTTAGACGCTTTGCTCCATCCTCTTCCAGCTTTTCTTTGTCTGCGCTCGAAAACTCATAAACCGCTTCATTTTCTTCAAGTCCAGTGTAATACGGGGTCTTTCCGATGCTCCCGTCCTTTTGGACGTATAAATGCAGAATGATCCTTTCTTCGTTTTGTCCTTTTCCGGCACAGATTAAGTGATTCACGCCACCTCTGTAATCTTTTACGGTAAACTGCACCTCTCCATCTTGCGAGTATTCCAGCGTTTCCGAATAGTTTTTGATCTGTACGGCTCTGACGGAAACGTATCCATAATCAAGGTTTTCCGGCTCAACGTAGCTGATCTGCAGGCGATATCCTTGAGCGCTTAACATTTTATCGACTGCATCATATAACGTGACGTATCGGTCGATCTGCCAACCTGTGACGGTGATCCCTGCCTTTTCTTCCGGCACAAAAAAAAGACCGTCGAATCGGTCTTTGATAAGATCTCTCAAAATATCGTTTAAATCTCCGCTTACTGTCAGGTGATCCTTTCCCTCCGGCGGTTCTATGATTTTTCGCTTTAGCAGTCCTCTCCACGTTGTGCCGCACCACACAATTTCTTGCGTTTTGGTCATCACTTCAAGACTGTTTAGGATTCCGCCGTATTCTGTTCTCGGTACAAAAATGCGATTTCCGTACCAGTACCGCTCTTTTGTCCACTCTTCCTGCGGCAAGCAGATTTCAAAGTCGTCCGCATCTCCAAGATCCATGTCGATCGCAACGCTCTGATCTAAAAATCCCAGCTCTTCTCCGTTTTTTCGGGCAATGGTAAATTCTAGCGGAAATAGATCTGCATTTCGCACAATCAAGTCCCGAGTTTCTTCCGTTACTCCACCATTATCCCCAGTTGCGGTAATCATTACCGGGTAAACCACTTCTTTCGCTTTCGTTGCCGGCGCGTTTAGTTTTCCTTGATAGCGATTTTCTCCGATTTCCGGTAAATTCTGCGCGCTCCCATTTAGCGCTGCTTCCACCCGCTCCATCTTGGTTCGCTCCTTTCCTCGTAAATTACGAGATCCCAGTCGAATTTACCCGACCACACAACTTTTTGCCGGCCGGGCGGGATTTTCTTGAAAAATGTCTTTCCTTTTTCCCGGTTGTGAAACGCGTTGAATTGTTCGCCGTTTTTTGACACTTTCGTAATGATCCTCGTGCGGCTGTCTCCAGCCGCTCTCCTTGCTCTAAAACAATGTTGACCAAATAGCTTTTATCTCCGATGATGACTTGAGGGTTTGCAACCGGCCCATAAATTACAAGTGTAAAATTTGCGTCTGTAAAATGAGGGTTTTGGATGTATGTGTTGTTCATGCCATTCGCGTAGCGGCATGGGTAACGCCCGGGGTAGCGTTTATTGTCCGTAGACGATACGCCGTAGCTGTGAAACGTGTACGGGTTTTCTGTGATCCAAAATGGATACGGTGCGTACACATTCATTTTTTTCCTTACGGTGCGTGCTAAATTGCACTCTTCGTATTTTGTTCCTACTATATAGCATTCGATGTATCCCCCTTTGAAGTATAGCTTTCCCGGGGATTTCGCCTGTAAATCTCTTTCTGTGATTCTGTGCAATCTTTCTGCCGACTCGGCTCGTTCTTCCTTGTTCCCTCGGAAGTCCAATATCATTTCATACCTTTTGGCTTTTTTCCCAAAACCGTTTATTTTGCTTCCTATTTTTAATTCGCTTTCGTCTAACTCCCACTCGTAATCATATAGTCCCGCTTTTTTAATCTGCGTTTTGATTCGATTGTCCGAAAGATTTATTTCTTCCCCTGTGCTCCCGCTTTTATACACGAGCATGGAACATCACCCCCAAATCAGACAGTGTCCTTGTTACCTCTCTATTTCCTATATACGCCACCAGTTTCATTTTGCTCATTCCTTCCAGTATTGTATCCCGAAAGATATTTTGTTCTTTAATTCCGGCTCTGCCTGCTTTTGTATCAATTTTTCCGTTTATGTCACTAAAATTCAGTGACTCCATAACGGAGCTTTTTACGGATTCCGCGCGATCTTTTACTCCCAGTCCGTAAGAGTCCATCGTGTTATTCCCCATGCGCCTAAACACATGAGACGGCGAATGTATTTCAAGTTTTTCATTTGCTGCCCTGATGGCTGCCCCTGTCGCTTCCGTTACCGCATATATCACTTGTGATTTTCCCTGTTGTATTCCCAGCGCAAGCCCTTCTGGTATCCTCGTTCCTATATTGGCAAATTGTGTTACTGTCAGCATAGAGTTTAGCTGATTTATGATCGTCATTGCAACTCCCGCGCTTGCAATCATCACAGTTGCTTTCCCTAAATTCATCCCAATCGCAAGCCCTTGATCCACATAAATTCCCGATCGTGTTGTTTTTGCGGATGGGGAGTGTACGTCGAGTCCGTTGTTTACGGATTCAATCACTTTCACTCCTAAATCATGCCCTTGCGCTTCCGCTGCCGCTTGAGCATCTTGCATCCCTTTCACGAGGCCCGCAACCGTGTTTGCTCCGCTTTGCTGCATGATCGGAGCTAAGTTTTCCATTCCTCCGGCTATATTTGCCGCTCCACTCTCAAGTAGCTGCTGCCCCCACTGATCGGTCATGCCTTTTATGTCAACACTCTGACTCCAAAGCTCATTCGCTTTCGCGAGCTCTTCATCCGTCATGGATGCGAATGCAGCGACATATCCCGATCCCTGTGGACCCATCTCCGCAAGTTTTTGTAAGATTCCCTCATTGATTCCTTTGTTCGCAAGTGTGGAAAGGTTCTGCTCCCATTGCGTCACGCCGTCTACTTGGCTTTGCATGTTCGATAAAAGCTGTTGCGTAGATATTTCTACGCCGCCGTCAAACGCCTCGAACATGTCCATCTGTGAGGACAGTGCGCTTTGTACGCTTTCTTGCATTGTCAACACGCTGTTCGTTATATCTGTCGTGAGTTGTTGTTGTGCTGCTGATAATCCCTGATATGCCGCCAGTTCTTCCCCGGCTTGCTCGATGCTTGCTTTTGACGCTTCCTGTTTTTCCGTTTCCGCGTCCGCATTCGCCTGTTTCGCCGCCGTGTTGTCGTCGGTTGCCTGTGTGTTTCGTTCTGCCTCCTCCGTATTTTTCTGCATATACTCGTAAGCGCTTTGATACTCGTCGTTTACTTCATTGCATTTTTCGTTCAGCTCTCCAAGCGCTTCCGTCTGTTCTTTTTGTCTTTCTTTTAGCTCCGCCTCTGCTTCGCTTACATCGGACAGCGCTGTATAATAATCCGTCAGCTCTCCGTTGAATTTGATCTGTTTTTCTGTTCCTTTTTCAACGGTTTCATAGTTTCCGTTTAAAAGGTTTTGTCGATCCTGTTCAAGTTTTTTTAATTCATTATCAATGTCTGCAAGGTTTTGTTCCGCTTCGTATCTTGCTATGTCTGCATCTACAAGTTTTTCTGATATTTCTATCATTTTTTCTTGTGCTGCTGAAGCTTTTGCCAGTTCTAGCGCTGCGTCTGCCGATCTTCGCACCTGTTCTTCATTTCTGTTTAGTTCCCCTGTATTTTCATCAACTGACAGTGACAGCTCCGGGAACATCGTATTTAATTGACTCGTGATCGCGTTCATTTGTGCGATTTCACCCTTTGTTTTTCCCGTTTGGGATTCTAATAAGTACAGTTTTGCGATCAGTCCGTCAGCAACCTTCTTCTGTGCTTCTACTGTCTGCACGGAATCTTTTGCACTGTCAGTTGTTTCTTCTAATGCGTTCGACGTCTCTTTTAGTTTCTCTATATTCTTATCTGCTTCTTTTGCAAGCTCGCTCGTTTCTTCTTTCGCTTCTCGTAGACCCGACGAAAGGGCAGCGACTGCTGTTGTCGTGGCCGCTATTCCCAGTACGACAAGCGCGATCGGATTCGCTGAAAGCACGGCGTTAAAAGCTCCCTGCGCCGCTGTTGCCGCTCCGGTTGCCGCTGTATTTGCAGTTGTTGCCGCCGTTCCTGCTGCTGTTGCCGCTGTGTTTGCCGTTGTCGCCGCCGTCGATACGTTTTCCGCTGCTGTCGCCGCTGTTTTTGCTACTGTATGCGCTCCAAGCCATTTGATCCCGCCTTTGATCCCTTTTTGCGTATCGTCTAAAAGTTTTACAAGTTCGTTTCCTTTTTTTACAACAAACATTCCGGCAATCACCGGAGTCAATGCTTTTGCCGCTATCGTTACGCCACCGATATTCTCTCTTAGAATTTCCATTCCTTTTTCCGCTACTGGTAAGAACTTTTCTAATATCGGCGTCATCACGTCCGTTTGGAACGTCCTTCCTAACATCTTCCACTGATTCGTGACGCTATCGTATCGGATATCTTTGATTTCCTGCATCGTTCCGTTCACATCTTTGTATGTGTTGTTCACCTTGTTCAAAGATGTGATAACTTTCATTGCGTTATCTTCTCCCAGGGCGCTCCATGTATTGCTTGCGATTGTAAGTGCTTGTTGTTTGTTCTCCATGTTTGACAGGTCAGATATCACAGACTGGAAAACTTGTTTTGTAGAAGCCTCTCCGTTTTTCCACTGTTCAAATAATATTTTTGTATTCCCTGAAAATGAATTGATATTTTTTTCGATTCTTCCGTCTGCTAAGCTGTTTCCGAACTCCTTTACGAAGTCGTTTACTTTGTCCAGATTGTATGCGCCAGAATCTAACCCATTTTGTAAGATCGAAAACATTTCCTCTGCCGAAAATCCGGCTTGCCCCCATAATTGACTATACTCTGCTAAGTTGTCCGTCAGTTCCCCGGACTTGTTCAGACCGCTCTGCGCGCCTTTTGCAATATAATCAAACGCCTGCTCTGCCGTTAATCCCATGTTGTCCATGAGTGCGTCCGCTCCTCGGATCGATTCGCTTAAATCCGTCCCGAATACTTCTTCTAAAGCCATTCCGCTTTCTGTCATCTCTTTTAGTTTTGACGGGTCTGTTTCGTTTGTATATTGTTTTACGAGTGCCATCGCATCCGCAACGTCGCGTATTGAGTCTCCGTGTCCCGCAGAATAGACTTCCTGCATTTCCTCTTTGTATGCTTTCGTTTCTTCCGCCGTTGCTCCGGTACTTGCCTGTAAACGGTTCTGCGCTTCTTCCAGTTCGAGTGTTCCTTGTATTGCGCTTGTAAACGCGTCTTTCCCTATATCAACAACTGTGTTTTTTAGATTCGTTTTTAAAATCGTTCCTAATTTCGTTATTTGATTAACCGTATCGTCTGTTTCATTCCCGAATTCATCAATGCTTTTTGCGCATCCTTTCCAGCTTTTTTCTGCCTCTTTCAGATATGTATCGTTTTCATTCAGCGCTTTTGTCGCTCGGATCGTCTGTGCTTCCGCGTTGTTTAGCTGCTTTTTCCAGTCACTTACACGATTTCCAGCTCTCCGATACGTTTCTTCGCCTTTGCTTACGATTTTTTCTAAGCCTTCTACTAGTTCTCGTTGTTCTTGCAACGCTTCTTCTGTTGTCTCTGACGAGTTTTCCAGCTCTTCCAACGCGCTTTTTGTCTGCTGTAACTTACTTTTGTATTCGGCTAATTTGTTCCCGACTTTTTCATACTGTTCTTCCGAATTTTTTAGCCCTTTTTTAACGGTTTCTTCTTTCTTTACATGTTCGTCCAGTGTCCGCGATAAAATATCATGTTTCTTTTTCAGCGTGTCAAGCGTGTTCGCATTTCCTACCGTTTGCGCTTCTGCTAGTTTCATTTCCGACTTTAAAGCCGCAACGCTTTTATTGCACGCAGATGTTGCGGTTCTGAATTCTTTTTCGCCATCCAGTGTGATATATGCCCCGATACTCTTCTTCGCCATTTTTCTCACCTCCTTGTAGATACAAAAAGAACACTTACCCAAAGATAAGTGTTCTTGTCTTGAAAGCTATTGTTTTATCCTATTCATTTCTGGTCTTCCATTAATTTTTCCACATACTTTTTTACGTAGTTCTTGTATCTTTCTCTTCGGTGCATCTTTGCTTTCCAAAAATCTATCCGCTCCGAACTGTCTAAACTTAAAATTGCAATTCCTATTTTCTTTATTATCATAGGAGAGAAACCAATTATAATACCGCTAATCAATTTTGTTGCGTCTGATTCTGTTATCGCCATGTATATTCCCGCTATAATTCCCGAAATGACACACGCTAACATATAGGGGTGGTATTTCCATATATAACTTATTGTTGCTTTCGCCAAAATGATATAAGGGTTATTTTTTTTCATTTCGCGCCTCCTTCATGGATTTATCATAACATAATTTTATTTATAAATCCATGAGGGATTCCACTTTTTTCTCCTCTTCAAATATCATTCGTTTCATTTTGTAGTTGTGCATCCGCTTAAATTCTTTGAAGAGATCTGCCCACTTTCCAAAATACATGTGGGCGATCTCTTTTTCGGTGTATCCGATCTGCATTCCTGTAAATATAACCCACGCAAAGTTTATTCTTTCCCCTTCTTCTCCCTCTGCGTGGTTTTCGGGTTTTTTCTTCTAAAACACCTTGCAAACTCCGCGTGTAAAATTTCCGCTAATTCCTTCGGCGCCATATCCACCTTCCTGGTTAATGTTTTTCCTGAGACTTCCTGGATCTCCTTTCCGTTTTCCCGTTCGATCTCGATCCCTTCCTGTACCATCCATTCAAGTGCATCACGCAGCGTTTCTATTTTTGGTTCTCCGTAAAATCCGACGAGTCTTCCTTCCTCATTTCTTTTATATTCCCCGTTTTCATCCACGGCTGGGGTAAAGCCGTTTAGCCCGTTTTCAAATTCCGACAAGTCTTCATATTTATCCTGTATCCTTTCCAATACGAGAATATCACACTTGATCGGATATTTTTCTCCTGATAATTCAATGTAATTTGTCTTTTCAAACATGTTGCTACTCCTCTTCTTTTCCTACAATCCTTCTACTTTTCCGAATTTTGTGTTGATCCATTTTAATGCATCCTCGCTTGCGTCGAACGCCTCGAAATCTTTCCAGTCCCCGTCCTCGTTCGCAATCGCCCTACCTGTAATTGACGGGGTTTTGTATTCGATCGAATCACCTTTTGTGCTGTAATCCTCCGACGGTTCTGAAAACTTTACTTTATTGATAATAATAGAGCTGATCTTTTGTGTCTTGCAGATCGATTTTTGTTTGATCCTCCCACTGTGATAGATCAATATTTGTTATCTCTTTCCATTTTCCGGTCCATCTTTCTTCTTTCGCTCTTTTCGGCGCAGCTTTTACTCCTTTTTCTTCCAGTATTTCAAACACTATTTGAGCGTTTTTCTTTATTTTTTCTTCTTTCACGGCCTGTTTTGCTTTCCATGCGATTTCGCGTGACGATACTGCAGTCTTAAGGATTTCATTCCTTTTTTTGATGTCTTGTACCTTCTCCAGCTCGTAAAGGTCCGTTAATGTGAGTTGGAAGTCCTTATTTTCTTCGCGCCTCGTAAGTGTTTCTTGATCCAGTTTTGCAAGATTTAACCTATGTCGTACTGTACTTCTGCTAAATCCGGTCTTTTCCGCGATTGTTGTTTCTGTTTCTCCCAAATCCAACATGAGCTGGAATCCTTGTGCTTGCTCGCTTACTGATAGATCGCTGCGCTGCATGTTTTCCAACAACATCGTTGATATTTGCTCTTTTTCCGTCATTTCCACAACGGAACAGGGCATTGTTTTCAATCCCGCTTTTCTCGCTGCCGTCAGTCTTCGGTTTCCGATCACTACAAGATAGTGGTCTTTTTTGTCCGGGTTTGGTACTACAGTCAAATTTTGCATTACGCCACGAGCTTTTATGCTTTCCGCCAGCTCGTCAATGTCGGTGTATACCTTCCGCACGTTCTGCGGGTGTATGTCTAACTGTTTCATTTTAAATCCTCCTGTGGATTCTGATCAGTGTGTATCTGCGGTATCTCATCCCCGTAGCCGGGTTGATCCCCTCGTAACTGTTTGCGATGTAATAGCCTTTTTTGGGTTTTACTTCTTTTTGCCAGCGTACAAGTTTTTGGGATTTCGGTTCGGGTAACGGCATATTTTTCGCATGGTTGTAGCTTGCTTCTTTTAGTCGCGGTTTTCCTTTGCTTCCGTCCGATCGTTTTTCTCTTGTTTTTTCGTTTTTTGTCATATAGTTTGCCAGTTTTGTAAAATCCTCATCGTAAAACCGGCTTTTTTTGATCTGCGTAATATAGATTGCTCCGTGTTCCCATGCATCTTCGATCCATTCTGCCGCCCCTGATGTTTTTTTAATGACTAGATGGATGTGCCATGCACCCTTTGTGCCCCGCTCTATGTTTCTGATCCAGTAAAACGGAGTGTTTGCCTTTTTATATTTCGGACGGAGCTTTCGGAGTGCTTTTTGTAAGTCTTTTAGTGCCACTGTCATGTCTTTCGGTCTTTGCTCGACTTTGTAGGTGTATGTTACAAAGTAGTCTCCTGCATCAAAATATTCGATCAGTAATCGTCTGCATATCTTCGCTCGGTTGGCTTGGTTGACTGCCGCCATCTGTTCCGGCGTCGGTTTCTTTTTCTTTTGCCGTGCCTTTCCTTTTGCTCCATATCTTCCGTCTGGATATTCCTCTACGTCGTAGACGTCTCCGCCCCGTAATTTGTACGTTTTTCTCCGTGTTGCCATCTTTTATCTGTCCTAACTTTAATATCTTTATCGAGGTTTAAAAGCGGGAGTCCCCGCGTGTATCGCTTGACTTCCCGCCTCTTATTTGATACAATATATTTGTCCTAACAAGAGGCGGGAACGCCATCTTTTAAGCGCATCAGTTGCTGTGATGCGCTTTTTTTAATTGATTACATATGTACCGCCGCGCTTTTTTTGCTTTTCGCGCGCATACGCTTCGACTTCCGATCTGGTCATTGTCTTGCACTCTAATGCGTACGGATCTCCCCAGCGGATGATCCACAAAATAACTTCTTCTTTCATTTCATGAGGTGTTTCGCTGCTTCTCTCGCTATTTCTTGTGCTGATTTTTTTATTTCCTCTTCTATTTCTTCTTGCGTCATTGTGGATGTTTTAACTATTTTTTGCATTGACTTTTCTGCGTGTTTTTTTCCGTACTCTTCTTCGAGGATGTTTCTTATTCCTCTTAATATCATGACTGTTTCTGCTTCTAATAATATTAAATTTCCTTTTATTTCCACATTGCCTTTACTGCATTTAATCATCTTTACAAATTCCTTTCTTTCCCGTACAATAATCTTGGTTGTTTATCTATGCGTCCTAGAGGTTGCCGCCTCTTATGGGCGCTTTTTTGTTCTGTAAACGTCAAAGTCTTCGCGATTGCCTATGCTTCCCCACGATGTGATCTGATCGTTTTTTGTAAGTACAACTGCGTTTGTATAATCCTGATCGTATTTCAGGCACCATCCTTCGAGCAGTTCTAAGATGCTTTTCATTTCTTCTTCGGCGTCTTTCTTTATTTCTTCGTTCATTTCTTTGTTCACCTCCTTAGATCGGTCCTGCCTGCAGGATGTAAATAATCACAGCCATCACCGCATTTAACATCACACTATCTTCTTTCATTACTCAACGTATTTTCTATTTCCTACTTCGTTTTCATCCTCTTCGAATCTGAGTTCCATCAGGTCTGCCAGCATCAGGTATTCTTGTGCCTTCTTTGTTTCTCCGTGTGTCTCCCGGATCTTATCCCGGAACTGTGCAAGCGTCCCGTAGAAGCATCCGCACCGCACACCCACGCCGCCATCTTTGAGACGGAAGAAGGTCGTTGTACGGTTGACAGATCCGAAACCGTGAGCGTATGCATAGTCCTCATCGCTGCACACCAGCGCATTGCCGTACACCCACGCATTGCCGTACACCCACGCATTGCCGTACACCCACGCATTGCCGTACACCCGCGCATTGCCGTACACCCGCGCATTGCCGTACACCAGCGCATCTCCGTACACCCACGCATTGTCGTACACCCGCGCATCGCCGGAAACCTGTGCATCTCCGTACACCCGCGCATTGCCGTACACCCACGCATTGTCGTACACCCACGCATTGTCGTCATGACCAAGGTTTGATTCCTTCTCCACATACCCGCCAAGTTCTCCGGCTTCCACATCGCCGAACTCAACAAGGGCACGGATGCGGAACAGCTTTGTCCCGAACATATTTGTAATAAATTCATTTGTTAATTCAAATTTCTTCACTTTCTTCACCCTTTCTGTTATAATAAAAATGATTTTTTAACTATGCGCCCAGAGGTTGCCGCCTCATTTATGGGCGCTCTTTTATTCTGCAAACGAGGTCTTCGTGATTTCCTATACTTCCCCATGATGTGATCTGATTATGTTTCACAAGCACAACCGCGTTTGCATAATCCTGATCGTATTTCAGACACCATTCTTCGAGCAGTTCTAAGATGCAGTTCATTTCTTCTTCGGCGTCTTTCTTTATTTCTTCGTTCATTTCTTTGTTCACCTCCTTAGATTGGGCCTGCCTGCAAGATGTAAATGATCACAGCCATCACCGCGTTTAACATCATGCTGGCGACTGTTACTGTGACCAGTCCTCTTGCAGCATTGTCTCTTTCTTTTCTTTTGCGCTGGATCTTTCGTTTCTCCCGCTTGTGATCCGCTTCCGGAAAATTTCTCCGCTCGATCGGGATCAGTGACAGTTCCGGCACTGTCGGTAATTTAATCTCTTCCATGCTTGTCTTTCCTTTCTACCGCTTACGCGGTTTTCTCTTTTCGTATTAATGCTTCTCTGATAATCCGACTGCATGCGTCTATACTGCTTTGGATCTCTTCTTTTGTACGGTTTACATAACTGTCGTCATGCACTCGGATTGTTGCACCTCTTATATGGATTTCTTCAACAATCACGTTCTTCACCTCCTGTTTATGTTTATGTATTACGGGTTGTACGTGTTGCGTTGTCCCCTAAAATCTCCTATACTGTTAATACAGGACACTGCCATGTCCGAGTATTAAAGAAAGGAGAGCAAACATATGTATGATGTTTATTTTTCATATTTCGATGGAAATGATCACTTGTGCACGAATATAGATAAAATCGAAATTCCTACTTCATCCGGAATAAGAACATATTCGGGCGATGAAATTGCATCTCAGCATTTTAGGATTCATTCAGAGATTTACCTGTATAGTTCTAGTACAAGCTACACAATTTCTACAACTGGGTTAAAAGCCATCGAAATCAGAAAGAAATAATCTTTCTATACTAGAACCTCTATACTAATTTCTGTATGGGGGTGCTCTTTCTTTAATTCTTCTGCTTTCTTCAAAACATCACTAACATCGTCCATCCTTGTTATGTGAAAAATTATTTTTATTCTCATTATTACCTTCACCTCCTCTTCTGGTTCAAAGTCCTTTTTATCGGACACCTTTCCTGTTACACTACTCTAGGAAGTATTCGATAGATACTCCGAAGTAGTCGGCAACCTTTTTAATGTGTCAACTCTAGGCGCTGACTCGTCCCATTTTTTAATGGTTGCATTTCCTATATTGCAATCTTTTTCGAGTCGCGATATTGATACGCCCTTTGTTGGAGCAGCTCAACCTCGAAATTGGTAAGCTACTGCGAAACCCGTGACTAATATGCATATAAATATCGCATATCCGAGATACAGTCTTGCAATTTCCGGCTGTATCTTTTTCATTACTTTATGTCCGGCAAATGCTGATATCCATAGTATTAAAAGCATCGTCGTGTCTAATATGTTTTGCATTGTTTTTATTTCCAATACTTCTCCTTTTTCTTCTCTGTCTATGTAAATTCATCTGGTCTTGCTTCAAAATCCATACAAAATGTAGGGAGTTTATCTCTGAAGCCTATGTAATAAAGCGCTGCGTTCTCTTGTTTATACTTTCTTGTTGTGGTAAAATTTTTTATCATAATAACCAATAAAGGAGGTAGCTTATATGACAGTTCTCGAAGCCATTAACCGTCTTTATGAAGAAATAAAGAAAGAAATTCTTGATTCTCCCACCGACGAGGCTACAATACTTTACCTTCAAGAAGCGCTAAACGAAGCGAAAAAGACCGTGCTTGATGAATATAAAATTTCAACAAAATCAAACAAATAACCCCTATAGTTGTGCTTGTCCCTGCAAGTGCAGCTATTTTTTTGTGCTTTTTGTCTATATATATCTTGGTCCATTCTTTGTTACTTCTTGCTTTGGATTCTACGAGCCACACAGACGCTTTTACTTCTCTATTGCGTTTCTCGCTTTTTTCTTCAAGTTCTTTTCTTTGGTTTTCCAGTTCTTCTGCGTTTTTTATTTCCCGGTATATTCTTTTTACGATGTTTGTTATCAAGGTTTTGCCTCCTCCGCTTCTTTTTTATCTGCGAAGTCCATCGGATCGACTCCGAGGAACGTGCAAATTTTAATCAACTCATGGTCTCTAAGATCCCTATCGCGTTCTGGTTTTGCAAGACTGTCATAAATTGCCCTGTACTGTATCTTTGTGCTTCGGGATAGTTCTGATAAATTTATGCCTTTCTTTCTCACATATTCAGACACATTCCGCGTTACAACGCTCATTTCATCGCCTCCTTTTTGTTATGTTTTGTTGCTAACCTCAATGATTAATGACTACCTGCCCAGTGCGTTAAATCTTTTATCATGTTTTTCACTACAAAACCGGTGCACTCTTTCATCTCTTCTTTACTAGGAACCTTGTGCCGGTTTTTCTCCATGTAGTAAATCAAAGCCAGCGTCGACACTTT